TCAATTATCCACTGGCTGGATCGACACAAAGCCAGCGCCGCCAGCGCCGCCAGTGCCTGCGGTAGCCCCGTTCACCGCGCCGCCGCCGCCGCCGCCGCCGCTGCCATTGACGCCAGCACACCCTGCGTCATTTGCGCCGGCCGTGCTGCCGCGGCCGGACCCGCCGCCGCTGCCCGGCGACGTCGTGGTCAAAGCATTGCCGGCGGTGCATGCGACGCCTGACGTGCTGGTGACGCCACCCGGGGTGAAGGGAATGGCTGTAGCGCCGCCAGCTCCCCCACCATTCGCGGCATCGGCCGCCGTCACGCCACCACCGCCGCCGCCGCCGCCTGGTCCGTCGTAGCCGATCCCGCCGTTGCCTGCCGAGCCGCTCGTGTTAGAGCCGCCGCCGCCGGCGCCCCCGCCGTTCAACCCGGAAGCACCGCCCGTGGCGTTGTTGGCGCTTCCGTTGCCGGCAGCCGGCGCGGAGCCCACGCCGCCAGTACCCGAGACGCCCATCGCGCCGGCCGCCAGGCCGCAGCTGCCGCCGCCGCCGCCTGAGGCCGCCGTCGCCGCAATCTGGCCGCCCATGCCTGGGCCGCCGCCATAACAGATCAACAGGGTGCCGAAACTGGTTGTCGCGCCCGTTCCGCCATTGCTGCCCGCCGTTGTGCTGGCGGTGGCCGCGGCGCCTCCGGCGGTGGAGGCAGCCACCGTGACGGTTACGGCCGCCGCGCCAATTTCTCCCGCGCTGAAATACCGCTCCGCGCATCCGCCGGCGCCGCCGCCGCCGCCGCCGGAGCCTGCTGTCAGCGTGGTCGAGAGGGAGCCACCCCCGCCCGGGCCGCCGCCGCCGCACTCGCGGACGATCGCGCCGACTGCCCCTGGAGGCAGCGTGTAAGAATACGTGCCGCTCGCGACATAATCGGTTTTCTGCAGGCTATGCGAGCCTGGCTGAACCGGCTGGGCGCTTGCAATCCCCGCATCCAGAACGATGCAAGCGCAGGCTGCCAAGAGTTCATTTCTCATTTTAATACACCGTGCAAGTGAAAGCGTGCGCGCTGGTGGCCGCAACGACCGAAACGCTCGTGGTCTGGGCCGGGAGGACGATCGAGCCGCCCGGCTGGAGGAGGTTGTTGGTTCCCCTGCCGTTGGCCGTCGCCGTGGTCACCAGGTTGACGTACAGGCTTTCGGCGGTAGCGATGTTCTGGTCGCCAGCGGCGAGCGGATTGGTGATCCATCCACCGTGGATAGTGCCGCTCGACGCCGTGACTGCGGTGCCTCCGGTCGTCACCGCCGCGTTCGCGCAGGCGATGGGGGTGACGCTCACCGGCGTGGTGGTGACCGGTGCTGCAAGGCTGACAGCCGTGGTGCCGTTTACAAGGCGATTGTAAATGCCCGAAAGCCAGCCACGGATGCCAGAGGCTCCTGTGGGCGGCGTTACGCCCGTGGCATCGGTGCCATCTTTGGCAGCGAGCGCTGGCAGTGGAGCAGACCCGATTGAAACCGGGATACCGGCACCATTGGCCAGCCCATCCAACAACAGATCGCTGGTGCCAAGGGGGTTCGTGCTGCTGACTGGGGAACCGCCATACGTCAAAGGGCCGCCCGAACCCCCGCTCCCAAAGGCGCAAACGTTCGCGTTCCCTAAGGCGTCCATGCAGTAGATGCCATGGGTCGGCACGCCCAGGCCGTTTGGGGAAGTGCCAGAAATCTGGCCGTGCGCAGCGCCCGCGATCAACATGACCCCGAACACCAAAATACGCTTCATCATGGCAAAAATCCTCTGTTAACCGGCGAAGGCGTGATGGTTCTTTCTCGGTTCAGCAAACGATGCCGCGCTGCGCGGCCAGGTAGTTCTTCACGGACGCGTACACGACGCCGATTTGGGTAAGGTTATGCGCCGCGTTGTAGATCGCGCCGAAAGCCTCGTCGCAAATGCCGCCGTTGCCGTCGTAGCTCTGGCCAAATCGGAACGCGTTCGTCGCGTTCGGCGCGCGCGTGCCCGGCGCGGCGGTTGTTCCGGTCTGCGTAAGGTTATCGGTCATGTCGTAGATCGTGCGCGTAACGCCGCCGCCCGGGATCGCGGTGACTACGCCCGCATAAAAATGGAAGCCGGTCGCCGCCGCAATGCTGACGTTGGGCGTGCCGAAGGCGGTTGAGGTGCCGGAAGACGTGCCGGTGCTGTTGACGGTGTCGCGCATCTCCATGTTGGCCTGCGGCGCGCCGCCGCTGGTGGAGAACACGCCGAGGTTCACGCCGTGCTCCCCCGGCGAGTTGTTGGCGATGTTGGCGTAGTTCGGATCGGTGCCGAAATTCGAGATAAAGTGAGGCTCGGTCGGCCCGCTCGTGAAAACGTCGGGTGAGCGCGCGACGGCGTAAAATGTCATGGACGATCCAGTGTCCATGACAGAGGTCTGCATCCACTGGCCGTTCCCGCTGTTGGATGACGGGCCACCAAACGTCACAAAATCAGCGCTGACCGTCGGCGCGCCGAAGAACGTCCCGTTCGCTTTGTTCGGCGAGAGATCGACCAGCGCGTTGGCGCCGCCCAGGTAGAACCATGCCTGCAGGTTCGGCATGATCGGCGCCTGGAAGCCCACCGAATTGCTGATGAAGCTGCCGTTTTTGACGATTATCAGCGTGCTCATGACGTGGTGGCCTTTCTAGTCGGCGGTGAGGGGGGCTACGAACGGGCAGAGCCAGTTCCAGCAGGGGTAGGGCTGGCCATTCTGGGACGGGTTGGTGAGCGATGCCGCCGCCGTCAGATTTTCGCCGAGGTCCTGGCCGGAGCCGGCGTTGAAGATCTGCACCTCCTGCGCCACCCACGGGTCGGAATCGCAGATGTTGCCGAGGCCTTTGTGAAGCAGTGCGTCGGCATATTTGACGATCGGCGCGGCGCTATTCGGTGCGTTGCCGACGATGTTGCGCGTGCACTGGAGAACGATGCAGGTGTCGTAGATGGTGTAGCCGATAACCGCGTTGAGGCCGCTGGCGTCGTAGACGCAGAAGCCGGCATCGGCATAGGTGATCGGGGTTGTGTTGTCGTACGGGCAGCCGAACTGCAGCGGCGGCTCGGGCACGTGGAAATCGAGCAGCACCTGGCTGCCGCGGAACGATGCCGCGATGCAGATCAGCGGCAGCCAGCCCTGGCCGTATTCCATGACGCGGGCCATGATCTTGCCGAACTGAGCACCGGACCAGCGGTAGCCATTGCCGGTCAGATGCTGGTTGGCGTGGTCGGTCGTGTAGTAGTCCGGCCCCATCAAATACATGTTCGGCGTGTAGGGCGTCGAAAAGCCGTTGTAGGGCGCGCAACCGAACAGCTCGAGCAGCCCCATCCCGACCGGGCAGTATTCCGTGCCCGTGCTGTCGAAATCGTTGAGCTCGCCGCCGCCGATCATGAAACCGAACCAGAACGGCGTCGTCGTCTGGCCGAGCTCGCTCTGGATAGACGCCTGCATCTGCGCGATCAGCGCCTGATACGACGCAACATATGTCGCCTGCTGCGTTCCGTCCTGCGCGTCGGTGCCGCCCTGGTGGAACAAAATGGAGGTGCAAAGAAGGGTCTTGGCGAGTGCCGCGGCGGCGGTTGCGATCTGGCCGAGCGCAGATGGCACCCGTGTGTAGTCGCCGCCCGTGGCCGATAGCTGCGCGATCGTCTGGCCGGATACGCCCTGGTTGGTGACGCAGAGAACCCGCGACGGATCGGATGTCAGGCGCAGGCGGCGCAGCTGTGCGCCGCGCAGCTCGTTGATCGCGGTGACATTGAGATCCTCGCCGAACTGCAGCGTATTGACCTGGTAGATGCCGATGCCGTTTTCGGCGCTCACCGTCGATTGCAGGGCCGTATTGCCGGTGCCGGTCGCCACCGTGATGCTGTTCGTCGTCAGCCCTGTGATCGTATAGATTTTCACGCCATTGGCGTTGTTGCCTGTCGCCACCGAGAAGCCGAGCAATTGGCAAGTATCGCCAACCTCGAATTCCGCCTCGGGGCTGCCGCCGCCCGTCCAGGCGATGACGCCGGTGCTGGCATTGACGGTGACGCCGGTCAGCGCGGTGATCTCACCGGTGCGGAAGGTGTAGAACGTCTCGGAGCCATTGACCTGGTTGGTCGACACCAGCGGGTGGAAATTGCTGTCCACCATCGGGGTGGAGACGCCCGACGCGTTGGCGAACATCGTCGTCGGCCGGGTGCTCTGGCTGAACATGATGTTGTCGTAGGGCTGCGTGACGGTGATGGCCGGGCCGCCCTCCTGGCCGATGCTTTTGCTCTGCCCGTAGCTGAAGTGCAGGTTGATATTGGCGGTCGTCTGTTGCGCGGTCGTGTTGACCCGATTGCGCACCCGCAGCGAGTGCTCGAGATTGATGCCGTGGTGCTGGGCGATGTCGGCGGCGGAATATGTCGTCGATACCGAGGACGAGTACTGCCCGGCATAGGTGACCGATCCGGTGCCGGAAACGACGAAGGCGACGAAGCCCCAGGGGTCCAGCACCATCAGGCCGGCGCTCCCGTCGCCGTTGTCGAGCATCTCGGCGTGCGTGCCGATCGTCAGCGCATCGATTGCGACACCGCCGGCGAGCGACGCGCCCGAGGTAACCGTGAGGGTCCCCACCGTCTGCGTGGCCTGGCTGGCGAGTGCGGCGGCCAGGCTCGCGAAGGCCACCACGCCGGTGGGCGACACCGACAGCGCCACAAACCCATACGGGTCGGTGAGTAGCAGCCCGCCATTGCCGTCGCCGTTGTCGAGGATTTCGGCGTTGCTGCCGATGGTGAGCGCGTCGACCGCGGCGCCACCGACGATCGAGGCGCCCCCGGTCACCGAAAGGACGCCGACCGTTTGCGTCACCATCGTCGCGGTGTTGGAGGTGAAGTTGCCGACCGCCAGGCCGGCGCTGCTCACCATCAGGCCCACGAACCCGTACAGATCCAGGATCGCGAGCGTGCCCGAGTTGATGCCGTCGTCCATGATCGTGGCGTTGGGCAGCGTGATCGACGACAGCACGCCCGATGCCAGCGCATTCGGCACCCGCACCCAGGCAACGCCGCCCGCGTTGGTGATGTAGTCGCCGACATTCCACGTGCTGTTGCCGTCGATCGACGTGCTGCCGGCGAACGAGACCATGTAGGTGGTGCCGATCGCGGCGCCCGCGCCGCCATTTGCCAGCGCCGGCACGTTGGTCGCCGCATCCCACGGGCCTGAGGCCACGCCCGCGATCATGATCGCGTTTTGGCCAGGCAAGCCCTGCGGGATGCCGAACGAAACCACCGGCGGCGAGCCGGTGATGGTGACCGTTGGCGTGCCCCAGGGCCCGACATTGGTAACAGTCCCCGCGATCAGGTTCGTCACCAGCGTACCGGCCAGCACGATAGTCGCGCCGGAGCCGGTTTCGAGCACGATCTGTCCCGCTGCGGAGATGCTGCCGCCGCCGACCGTGGAGGCGAGGCGCGCGGCCGCCTCGACCGCGATCGCCTCCGTAACCGTGCCCTGGACAGCTGAAATCGCGGCGCTGGTCGCGCCTGAATTGGCGCTGCGCGCATCGATGCCGGCCAGCGCCGGAATGCCCTCATAAATCGCGGCGGCGTTGCTCGCGATCGTGGCGGGCATCAGGACGGGCCACGGCATTAGAGGCCCACTACCTGTTTCACGGTGATCTTCGTCTGGCCAATCTGAATGCGGTGCGCGAGGAAGTTCTTGCTCAGCCACTCCACGGCGATCGTCATCGAAACGCCGGCGCGCTTGTTCAGCCAGGCCAGCGCCTCGGTATCGATCGACAGCGCCAGCTGGCGCGTGGTTTCCAGATGCTTGGCGCGGCTCAGCACCCAGCCGCGGCTGCCGGTCAATTCGCCGCGTGCATCCAGCGCATCGCCAGCCCAGCCGCGCTTTGGGTTCAGCGGCGAAACAGGCGGCGAAAGCGTGGTCTGCGCGTTCGGCAATGGATCGTCAGGGTGGGCGCGGCGATCGCAGCCCAGGCTCATCAGCACCGGCGTTTGATACGTCGTATCAACCGCGAAATCGCGCCCGTCGAACACCAGGTCGCAGCGGTTATTAACCGGGTCAAAGGCAAGGGCGATGTCGAGCGGCATCGGGTCCGGGAGTTGTTGATTAACGCTCGCCAAATTCGCGCGCGCGCAATCACGTCACAACACCCACGGCCGTAGGGGGCGGCCTTCTGCCCGGCATTTGGCCGTGGCTCACATCAGACGAAGGCAAGCAGTTCTTTTTTGAAAAAAAGAACCAAAAAACTTTTGGAAGTTATCGCACGTCGCCGCTGGTCACGTCAGTGGCGGCACCGAAATCGTGCAGCTTTCGAGGCGCGCCGCGGCGTTTTCGATCGCAGTCGCGAGGCCCGCCACAGCGGTCGCAAGCTGAACCAGTTGTGTAGCATAGGTCGTAGCCGGCCTATACATTGGGGTCAGAACGGCCGTGATGAGGTTCTCAGCCCAGGAAACGATTGTATCGATACTTGGCGGGCTTAGAAGCGCCAAAATCGGCGCGAGCGCCTCAAGTTGGGCTTCGATCGCGTTCTTTTCCGCCTGTACCGACGCCATCACTTCATTGACGACTGCCTGAAGCTCCGCACAGCCATTGATCGCGTTTATGCGGGCCGTCAATGCAGTGAAATAGTCAGTATCGGTGGCAGCGGTGCCCTGGGGCTGCATGGCCTGTCCTCAGAATATGTTGGTGATAACGCCGTCGCGCACGGTGATGGTTTGACCCAGCGGCGAGGTGAAGCTGCCGCTTGCGCCCGTTCCGCCAGTGACGTTTGCGGACGTCGTAAGATTGCCTGTGATCGTCACATCGCCGGTGATTTCCACGCCATTGGGCGCGGTAATGATCACCTGCGTGGCGGCGATGATTTCGACAATGCCGCCGATCTTGCAGTGCACGCGGGTGCCGTCCACGGCATAAATGGCGGTCTCACCTGGTTGCAGGCCGCCCATCCAGGACGAGCTGCATGGCGTTGATCATCAAATTGCCAATCACCTGGATCGGCATATTGGCGTCCACCTGGTTGCGATTATTGGGGTCGCGCACGAAGGTGGCGGCCGCCGCGGTGGTGGCCGAATTGATGATCCAGCCCACCTTTTCGTAGAGTTGGCAGCGTGCCGCCCAGGCATTATCGAGCGTTAGCGGCGTGGCCACGTTGGGATCATATGCGGCTGCCAGGCTGCCGGTATCCGCCAGCTTGTTGCGCGGATAAATCAGCTTCAGATAGTTGGTCCAGTCATACCGGATGCGGGTCATGACCTTGCTGGTCATTAGATCCTGCCAACTGGTGTCCAGCACGCCCAACGGGCTTTCCGTATAGGTGGTCACCACACGCTGCAGGATCACCGAATTATCCGGTGCGACATCCCAGGTGGCGATGCCCTCGGCCAGCTGCGCCTGCTGCTCCTGATACATCATGCGGTCGGCCGGGGCCGGCGCGATCACGCCGGGTAGCGTCAGCCCCAGCAATTGCCGGGCCGGATCGTTCATCAAGTTAAACGCCGCCACACCCGCCAGCGATCCGGCCCATACCCAGGTGGGTTGCTGCGCGTTCGTCATGCCGATGGCCACGACATACTGGCTGTTGACGCCTTCGCCGATCAGCGCCGCCATCGCGCCTTGCGTGCCGTCCCAGCCGATGTAGACCGTGCTGTCCAGCGGGTTCATCGGCCCGGCGCGCGAAATCAGCGCCGGTTGCAGCGCCGCCAACGTCTGCGCCGGATCGGTGAAGCAGCACACGATGTCGGTGTACCAAGTGTTGGCGATCGCGGTCAGCACCGCGGTCAACTCCGGCACGCCGGTGCCGCCCGTCATTTGCGTGGCGGCGATCGTCACGCCCGGAACGGTGGTATCGCCCAGCGCCGGATTGGCGCGGATGTCGTATTCCAGGCCGGTCGCGCCGGCGACGATGGAGGTGATCGCCACCTTGCCCGCTGTCGAATTCGTGGCGAATGTCACAGGCCAGTTCGGTGCGTTCTGGATCGCTTCCGCGGCGGCGATACAATTGGTCGCCATTTCGGCCGGCGTATCGCCCGGCGAAATGGTGAACGTCACGCGGTTGCCCGCCACGCCAATGGCCTGCGTCGCAACCGTGGTGGCAGCCCCACCGAAAAGCAGACCCCCGGCGGCTGCCACGGCGCCCTCGGCCGCGGCCACGCCGACAGCGTCCAGCGGAATGCCTGGATTGGCGGCAAGCCAACTGTTCACCGCATCGGCGAGCGGCGATCCGGCGCCGAACCAATTCTCGGCCTGGCCTTTCTGGCGGATCGTGTAGATCGTGCCGGCCACGCCGCGGCCGCTGGTGTTCATCTGCCCGATCGCCAGGCCGCGCGCCGGGAACGACAGCAGCCCGATATTCGCGTAATTAGTGTCGATTTCAGCGTAATTGCCCGGCACCAAGTTACCGGTGGGGATTTCGTTGAACTCGATCGTCGGCGTCAGAGCGGTGTTGCCCAACAGGCTATCCGACATGGGCTAGGCCCCCTTCGTTATATCGGTGGAAGCGGCCGCCGGCGGCGTGGGCGCGGGCGGTGCCTTGGCGGCGCCCGCGGCCAATGCGGGCTGCGCAGGCTGCGCCGCCGCCGCAGGCTCAGAAGGCGGCGCGGTCACCACCACCAGGTCGCCGCACGCGATGCGGCGGTCGATGTAGGTATCGCGCGTCACCTTCACGCCTTCCGGCGGCGTGGGGGGCTTGCGCAAACCTTCACCGAACAGCTTGCGGTTGCCGATCCGAACGATCCGGCCGGCACCGGGCCGCACCGTGATCTTTTCCAGTGCTTTACCGAGAATAACGCCCATCAGGCCCCTCCGATATTAGCGGTCAACACAGTTTCACCGCCGAAATTCCAGCCCAAATTCAGGCTTAGCGATCCGCTGGGGCTCTGCTCCAACCCCGGCGGCAGCATTTCTTCGTAGACCATCGACAGATCCAGCGCGGCGACCGCGATATCCGATCGGCCCCAGTCTTCGTTGTAGAGATTGCCGATGCCGTTCACGACGATCGACGAACTGGGCGTCCAATCCGTTCCGGCCGGCTCGATATCAAAACCGTTCAGCAGCAGCGTCGCCACGCGGACCATTGCGAACAGACCTGGCGCCAGCGCGTCGCCCATATACCGGGCGGAAATCACCGGATTTCTCGTAATCAGCGCCAGCGTGAAACTCGCTTCACCGCCGAATACGCCGCCTTTGCCTTCGGCCTTCGTGCCATTCCAGCCCAACGCCACGAATGCTGTGCGTTTCAGCGATCGGTTGAACCACTCGCGATCCGCCTTTTGCGGCATGATCTCGAAATCAAAATACTTCGGCGGGAAACCCTGCTGCACGCGCGCCTGGATTTCCTGCATCATCCAGCCGAGCGGACCAGGCTGCGCCAGCGGGCCCGACATAGCGCCGCTCACCAGCCGCCTCCCTCATAGAAGCCGGGGGGCTGCGAGGGACCGCTGAAAACGTTGGCGCCGGTGGCATCGCCATCATCGGCGAAGGTCGCAAAGCCACGGTCCTGCACCATGGCGAAACTCTCGGTGCCGCTGGGCACGGCGCCGCTCAGAACGGTTTTCCCGTCGCGGATCGAGCCCAGCCATTCCATGAGCTGTTTCTGCTTCAGCCGCATCGGCTCGGTGGGTTCCGTGTCCCCGCCGAAGGCAAGATCGTAGGCGGCCAGGAACACCGCTGCGGTGTTCAATTCCGGCAGCGCGGCGGTGACGGGCACCTGGTAGCGCTTGCGCAAAAAGCTATCGATCACGGCCGAAACATTGATCAGCGCCGTGTTCGCCTTGGTCGTATTAACCTGCGTCAATTCCTCGCCGTCCGCCGCGGTCATGCGGATCATCGTGTTCAGCCCGAACTGGCTGATCATATCGGCGATCGCGGCATACGCCATTTAGCGGCGCGCCTTGCGCGGTGTTTTCACCTTGGCAAGCACCGGGTCAGCGGAGGCGGCCTTACCGCCGGCCGCCTCCGTGCCATCGCTGGTGCTCGCTTTGGCATCGGCTAGAATAACAGGCGGTTTTTCAGAGCCCCCCGCATCGGTGGAGGCGGCCTTTCCCTCAGCCGCCTCCACACTCTGGATCACGCTCTCGGGGGTGGTATTCTTGGAAACGAAATCGTCCACCTGGTCGGCGGTGAGCTGGTGGCCCACGCACACCGTCAGATGGCGATCGGCGATCAGCTCGCGCAATTGCGCCGCGCTGAAACGCCCGGCGAAATACGTCGCGAATTCCGGGTGGCGCTGTTCGGCCCGAACGTATCCGGGCCGATCGCAGAAAATCATCACCTGCATGGATTTGTGCCGCTACCCTTCGCGTGGCCGGCGGCATATGCCGCCGGGTTTCAGAAAGCGCCGATCAGTTCAGCCACTTGTATTCGACAGGCTCGAAGAACCCTTGAACCTCGTTCTGGATCAGCGTCGTCGGCGTTGTGGGATCGCTGCCCACCAGGCCGTTTTTGTAGTAGCTGTTGGCCAGCGGGAACAAAGAACTCGGCACAATCACCATGTTCGGCGTCACGCCCATCGGCGTGCCATCCGGCCGGCGAAGCGCAGCCATCGCCGTGCGGGCGGCGATCAGGTTCGTGATGTTGAAGCTCTGCGTACTGTAATAGGCGCGCTCGGTCATGAGCTGCCGCCCGCTATCGTTCCATTCCACGCGGCCCCAAATGCCATCGTCGCGCATTTGCAGTTCCACGATCCAACCTTGCGCCGGGCTCGGCTGGCCCTGGGGCGCCGCAACGTCGGTGGAATGGTTCACGTCCAGCGGCAGGCGGCCGGCCGTCATGCTGGCGGCAATCACCGCCGCCGGGCTTTTCAAATGATAGGGGCCACGCCCATCGTCACCGGTAAAGGTGCCCTTTGGGATCAAATGCAGCCATTCCGGAACGGTGCCCATGACGGCGCCGGCGAAGGGCAGATGATGTATGGCTTTGGTTAACATGCAGGCCGGAGATTGGCTTGCGAGCCGGTGCGCGGCCAACACCCACGGAGGTAGGTGGCGCTACCCGTTGAATGTCGGGTGCGGGATCAGCCTAGCGGTGGTTGAGAGCGTTGGGAACAGGCGCCTGCACAGGGGCGCGTCAGGCGGGGTGGTGGACTTGGGCGCGCGCGAGTCCTTCAGCCCCGTAGCCCCGCTCTTAGCGGTCTTAAATACCTCTCAGAATTCTACCCGAACCGGTCAGGTCGGTGACCGCGTGATATAGATATTCATCACCCGGCCTTCGCACCCGTTTTTGTCGCCGCCAACGACCAGTACGGACGATGTGTCCGGTCCGTCTTCGTCTACGATGATCTTTGCGCCCGACTTCACCACGCAACTCACCAGCGGGGTCAGCAGATCGAGGCTTTCAGTCGGGCCGCCGGAGAACACGATTTTAACGCCGCGCACGAGCGAATCCTCGTCCTTCCAGACAAATATGTGGGTCCGGTTTGGCGCAACGAGGAAACGGGCCGTGTAGCCGGGCCGGGCCGGTGACGGGTCGGGTTTCGTCACCTCTGCCGGAATAACTGAATTCTGTGTGGCATCGGCCACCGCCGGCGCATTCGCGGGACCGCCTGCGAATATCCCGCCGATGGCGCCCCCGACCAGCATCAACGCAAACAACGCTGCGAACACGTTTCGGACGATGTTGAATGTCTTGCGCATGGTGGCCTCCGTTCCGCCCGCGACTCAGCGCGGATCCGCCACCAGGTCAAGCTGCTACCGCAGCGAGCTGACCGCCAAGGCTCGGGAGTAGAAGAAGTCCAGCGTTTCGAGCGCCACCAGCTGGTCCGCCGCGCCGAACCCGAGATAGGGCCGCGCCGGGAGCGTCACGTGATCGGTCACAATCAATTTGCCCCCAATCCAGAACCGCAGGGCCTTGGCATTTACCGGCACGATCGTCACGCCGAACTGATGCGCCGCCGCATAAATCTTATTGCTGCCAACCCGCAGCTGGGTGCCGTCCACCTTGAAGGTAATGGAGCCCATCAGGCCGCCGCTCATCGCGCGGCCGCGCAGGATGCCGGGGCCCTTTTTATACATCGCATATTCCGGGGTGAGGCGCGCCCACGCCTTGCCCTCCGGGTCCTTCGCCGCGACGAAGCGGTTCTGCGTGGTCTTCACCAGGCCCACGCCCATGGTTTTCAGCATCGGGCTGAAATCCCGCGTCAGCAGCTGCATCCGCTCGATGCCCTCCCGAAAGGGGCCGTCCTGGAAGTCAGCTGTGAGTGTTGCTCCCGTCATCACACCTCCATTGCGGTGCCTTCACCGGCGCCTTCCAGGCCTGGCCCGGGTTGTAGTCAAAGCCGGGGTCGATGCCTTCCGGCACCTTGTGGCGCGTGCCCGTGTTCTTATCGATCCAGGTCACATACTTGGTTTCCGGCGCCTGGTCGGGGCCGTCCTTGCCCATCCGGTCCAGGTCGCCGCGGCTCACCGGACGGATCCAGCAGCTGCATTTCCAACCGTTGGGCGTGTAGTGCGTGCTCCACCAGCTGTGGTTGCACGGCAGCACGGTGCCGTTCCACGACAGATGCATCGCCCGGGGATGCACGCTGTCGCCGTGCACATACTCCCAGTAGGGGTAGAAGGCGGTCACATCCGGGTCGCTCATTTGCGTGTAGCGGCCGGCGGAATAGGCGGTGCTCAGATTGGTTTCGTAGATGATTTCGCTGCGGCGCGCGGCGGTGCCGGTGTGCTCCCAGCCATGCTCGGCAACGATCTTGTCGAAGTCCTTGCGGAACTCGGCCAGCGTGGTGCCTTCGCTGATCGCCTTGTCCACCGCCTGGCGGAAATCCTCCACCAGGTCATCGCTGGCGGCGCCGGCGACCATGAAGGCGCGGCTGTGCGCTTCCTTCCACACATCCGTCCAGCGCTCGGTTTTGACGTTCACCTTCTGCCGGAAAAACTCGATCGCTTCCGCGAACGGCAGGTTGATGCCCTCAATCAGCTCGGTCATCCGGCTGCGTAAACCTTTGCCTCAATGCGCCGCAGCACAACCATTTGCCGATCGGTCAACCGCATTTCGCCATTGGCGAGCAACATCCGGCCGCGCAGATCATTCAGGAAGCTTTCCTCCCAATCCGACAGCCGCGCGCAGAACTCGGCGTCCTTCAGCAGCTCCGCCAAATCAAAAGTTTTTGCTTCTTTTTTCAAAAAATTGCTTTCACTCATGCCGGCCGCTTCCCCAGCTGCGCCATCACGCTCGCCTGGCCCACGATCGCCGCCAGCGCCATGCCTTGCGCCATCGCCTCCGTGAACTCGGCATGCTCCAGCTTCAGGTGCACCACCACGCGTTGGCCGCGCAGCTCGTGCAGCTTCTCGCACCAGTAGGTATTGCCCTGGAACTCGATCGTGCCGTCGCGCTTCTGCACCAGCACGCTCTCGGCCGCCATCAACCACAGGCGCCGCTGCTCCTCGGTCGCCTTGCTGATCTGCGAAGCGGCATAGCTGGCCTCGAACACCTGGTCGAAACTGCGCCCCGCGGCGATCGTGGAGCGGCGGCCGATGCGCGCATTATGGGCCGCGATCTCGCCGCCGATCGTTTTGATGAACACGTCGATCGGCACTGTCGTCTGGCCGTAATTCGAAGGCTTATTGCCCGGTGAATTGCCCACATAGGCGCCGGCGAAGGCCGGGTGCTTGGCCACATCCTGCGCCAGGTCCCGGAACGCACGCTCGATCGGCTTGCTCTGGCCGGAATAGGGCGTTGTCCAATGCACTTGCACGCCCAGCTGCGTCATGATGCCGGTCGGATCGTCGTCGCGCACCTTGAACCGGAAACGGTTCGGAATGCCGCCTGTCAGCCACTTGGCGGCGAAGCCACGGCCGTTATCCAGGTAGCAGCTGGATGGGATGCCATAGCGCTCCAGCATGTCGCCAAACGCCAGCCGCACGCTCTCGCGATTTTCGCTGCGATCCACGCGCCAGCTCAGGATTTTACCGCTGTACAGATCCTGGAAGGCCACCATCATCGGGCGGCCGATCACGCCATCCGGCCACTTCACGAAAACGTCCCATTTGTGGCCGTCCGCGTTCACGGCTTCCAGCGCATGGAACACACCGCGATCGCGCTTCTGCGCCGGATACATCACCTTCAGCGCGTCCGCGCCGCGGCGGGTCAGTTCGCGCATCGCGGCCGGCAGCGCATCGATCCGGCGCTTCAGCGTATCCTCGCTCGGGATCGTCCATTGCTTCGCCGCAGCGACCGCCTGCAGGCGCCGGTAGCAGGCGGAAAAATTCGGTTGTTCCGGCCGCAGATAATCGGCCTTGATCACGTCCCAGGCTTGCGGATCGCACTCAACCGTTGCCGTGCGGCCTACGTGGCGCGGCGTCAGGAATGCCATCCAGTCGCAGCGATCCACGCCGGCGACCATCTCTTCCCAATTATACAGCGTGGAGACGGAAACTTTGCGCTCAGCGGCCACGATGCGCATGGCCACCACCTTGTCGGTACCGCTGCGCATCATGTGCACCACCTGGTCCAGCGCCTCGGTGCGCGCCTTGCCCTTTTCCTTGCGGGCATCGGGCTGGCGGTCCCACCAGGCCCAGATTTCGGCCTTGCGGCTGTCACGCCGTGCGGTTTCCCGCTCGGCGTCGCTGTTCGCCCGCGCCAATTCGCTGGCGATCGGTGCCCGTGAGTAGGTCGGCAAAACCGAATAGTGGAATTCTACACCGCCGCCGCGCCCCTCGCGCTTGCGCCAGCCTGTGTTTTCCAGGTCAGCGGCCCCCCATCCCATGCGTTCCGCCAGCATTAGGACGTTCTTCTTCTCGGTCGGCAGACCGGGAAGACGCAGTTCGGCCAGGTCACCGGCCGAAAACCACTCGCGCGCGGGTGCAGCGTTGCTCATGACGCGCTAAAGCTCGCCAAGGCCCTTGAGGTGCTCGATAAACAGGTTGCGTTCCCTGGTGCCCAACTTGCCCCAGAGCGCCACCATTTTATCGAAAGGTTCTTTTTTCGGAATTGTTGCCACACCGGCGCCACCTATTACCAGCCGGATCGCCTCCCGCACACTTTTGGCCGGGTGCACGGCCGCTGTCAGGCGTTTAACCACCTGGCGCTGGCGTTCCGGTGTCAGCTTCGAAATCGCGTCGATATCGACAGCGCGTCGGCCGAATGGCGAACCGCGCAGCAGCTCCCAGGCGTGGTCATCAAACCGTAAACGGCGCGTCAGCGCCCGCTTGATCGTCGTCTTCGGCAACCCGAATTTCTGGGTCGTTTCGTCCAAAAATGATAACTGTGCCGGAACTAGGCCCACATTGGGCCTATTCTTTTTGACCTTCCGGCCGGCCTTGATCACACCGTTCAGTTCTTCGTAGAGCGACCGGCGTTCTGCCAAAAAGCTGGCTTGGTCGTAGGGCGTCAGTTCATGGCGATAAAGGTTTTCATCGATTTCCCGCAGCCGCGCTTCTTTTGCGGTGCCATGAAAGATGATTGCATCGATCTTTTTATCGCCAGCATCTAGAACGGCGGCGATGCGGTGCGCGCCAAATACAAGAGCGTATTTTCCGCCTTCCAGCGCCCGAACTTCGATAGGCTGCATCAAGCCCTGCTCAATGTAGCTGCTTTTGAATTCAGCAACCTTCTCAGGATCGACCGCTCGCAGGCGCTTACCGACGTCAATATCGGCGATATCAATCTCACGCGTGTCCAT